GCTAAGCGAGGGTTTGGCAAGGCTATGCGTTAAGCATGGCCTACCTCCAAAGCAACATTCCACACTTTAAGGCGTGGGTAAGAAGGGAATACACGGTTAATCATGAGCGATACCATGGCGAGTTTTTACACGCTATGGTTGTCGCCGTGACCACCATGCCTACTCGCTGTCTTTCGTTTCAAGTTATCTTTACTGGATGCGAAGCTGATGAAGATGAACCCAACGTACATGGAGGCGCCATGTGGGCAAGAATGCCCATTACCGCGCTGGTCGCTGATACGCCTTTTGAGGAATGGCCTGAGCCAATGCCTGTCTGGGCTGCTCAACCTTGGGATTGCAGTTCTCATACTCATGCTGTTTACGTCCTTGACCGTTGTACACCTTGTCCTTGGCTCGCTAAGATTGATGGTGAATTTTATCCTGCGAAATATCTTTTTACGGTAGACTACGCGGAGAATGAGATCGCTGATGATCCGGCACAGCATAAGCAGTCGCATGTACTTGAGTTGCTTGATGCTGGCGAATGGACTGGAAATATTGTAGCGTTACCAAACAACAGAGTTAGGGTGACGCACCCTGCTTGGTTTCAGACGGGTGAAGGTGCTCCGGACTTTAAGCCGTCACAGCATATTCATTACAGCAAGTCTGACCTAGATTACACGTTAGATGTAAATCAGGTGTTTGATAACTTGTATGCGGACAAGGAATAATTTATGAAGTCTAACTCTGATATGTACAAGAAGGTCATGCGCCTGCTTGAGGGCTCTGAAGATGAGTCTTTGCTTGAAGAGCTTCGAGAGAATGAGGGTGATCTTATGGATTACCTAACGGAAGAGATGCCTGAGAGAAAGGGTTCCGTTATGATCATGATCAAGAAAGGCAAGAAGGGCGATGATCTTGAGGAAATGTTTCCAGAGAAAGACAATCCCCGTATGAAGTTTCCGGAATTCAAACGCGGCGGCGAAGTCAAAAAGAAAAAGCCCAAGATTACGTTCAAGAAGAAGAAGGGTTTTGGAACCAAGTGGGAAAACAAGTGGGGCTAATGAATGGCTATTGAACGCGGTGTCGATGACGTTGATATCAGTGAGCTAGATATCGAAGACAATTCGAAAGAGGTCCAGATTGATGTAGAGGATGAGTCTTTTGACGAGATCCTTGGGCCTGGTTTTGATGACGAAGAAGGTATAGAGACTCTTGAAGACGGCACCATGCTGATTGGCATGCCGCCTCCTGTGCAGATGGGAACGGACGTTGAAGACTTTTATGAAAACCTTGCTGAAGTTCTTGATCGTGCTGATTTAGGCCGAATCTACAATGATTGTGTTGCTGACTATAAGTCTGATTTGGCTTCTCGCCAAGAGTGGGAAAAGACTTACAAGGAAGGTTTAGAATTTCTTGGTATGAAGTTTGAGGACAGGAGCGAGCCTTTTGAGGGTGCTTCTGGGATTGTTCATCCTTTGCTTGCTGAATCCGTCACGCAGTTCCAAGCGCAAGCTTATAAGGAAATGCTGCCGCCTGGGGGTCCTGTAAAGACTCAAGTCGTAGGAATGGGTACGCCACAGACTGACCTCCAGGCCGCGCGGGTACAGGAATACATGAATTACCAGATCACTCAGGTTATGCGCGAGTATGACCCTGAGACTGATCAGATGTTATTTTATCTTCCGCTGTCGGGTAGTGCATTCCGCAAGGTTCACTTTGATCAGACGCTTGATCGGCCTGTATCGCGTTTTATTCCATCTGAAGACTTGGTTGTACCTTATGGCGCAACGAGTTTGGACAATGCTGTTCGGATTACACACGTTGTTGATATGCCTATCAATGACGTTAAGAAGCTTCAAGCTGCCGGTTTTTACAAGAAGTCAAAGGCTGCTGAACGCTCATCTAGCTTTTTAAATGATAGTGAGATTGAGGAGGAGCTTGATGAACTCCAAGGCGTTAAGCCATCTGGCAATTCCAATTCTGACCAGTGTGAGATCCTCGAGATGCACGCTGATCTTGAGATTCCAGGGTATGAAGACCTTGATGCAGAGGGCGAAGAAACGGGCATTAAGCTCCCGTATATTGTCACCATTTCGCGGTCTCAGTCTCAAGTTCTATCCATTCGCAGAAACTACAATCAAGAAGATCCTATGCGTAAGCGCATTGATTATTTTGTTCAGTATAAGTTTCTACCTGGTGTGGGTTTTTACGGCTTCGGTCTAACGCATATGATTGGTGGTTTGTCCCGTGGGGCGACTTCTATTCTTCGGCAGTTGATTGACGCGGGTACTTTGGCGAATCTTCCTGCTGGTTTTAAAGCGCGTGGCATTCGTATTCGAGATGCGGATACGCCTCTACAGCCAGGCGAGTTCCGAGATATGGATGCACCGGGAGGCTCATTGCGTGATGCGCTAATGCCTCTGCCGTTTAAAGAGCCAAGCGCCACCCTCCTGAACCTGCTTGGCATGTTGGTTGATGCCGGTAAGCGGTTCGCCTCAATTGGTGATATGCAGGTAGGTGATGGTAATCAGGAAGCGCCGGTTGGTACGACGATTGCGTTGCTTGAGCGCGGTAGCCGCGTTATGAGCGCGATTCACAAGCGATTGCACTATTCGCAACGTATTGAGTTTAACCTCCTTGCGAAGCTGTTTAAGGACTACCTGCCACCTGCCTATCCATACATGATCGCTAATGGTAATCCTGGGATTAAGCAGCAGGACTTTGACGACCGAATAGATATCATTCCGGTCAGTGATCCCAACATTTTCTCTATGAGCCAGCGCGTTATGCTTGCTCAAGAGATGATGCGGATGGTCCAGTCTAATCCTGAGATCCATGGTCCGATGGGAATGTACAATGCTTATAAGCGCATGTACGAAGCGATGGGTGTTCAGCAGGTAGAGCAGATACTGCCACCACCTCCGCCTCCACCACAGCCTATGCCGATGGCACCTGCTATGGAGAATGCAAACTTCATGATGATGCAGCCTGCGACACCGTTCCCAGATCAGGACCATGAAGCGCATATTGAGTCGCACATTACGGTTTATAATTCTGCGGTTGTTAAGACAAACCCGCAGCTTCGCGCTATGATTCAAGCGCATGTTTACCAGCACATTGATCTCATGGCCAGACAGCAAGCGATGCAAGATCCAGAAGTACAGCAGATGCAACAACAAATGCAGATGATGGGGCCTCCTCCAGGTATGGGGCCTCCACCTTCGGGCGGACCCATGGGTGCTCCTCCAAGTGGTCCTCCAGGCGTCAACCCTTCAGCGATGCCTCCACAAGGAGGGGCTCCCATGGGACCCCCACCACCGATGGGCGGACCACCACCGATGGGACCACCACCGATGGAAGGAATGCAACCACCTGGACCTCCGCCGCCTAACCCTATGCAGGCCATGATTGAGGCTAAAGTTGCACAGATTACCGTACAGTTGATGGAGAAAGTTGCTCCGATCTTTGAAGCAGAAGATTCCGACGATCCACTTGTTGAGTTACGTCGAGAGGAACTTAACATCAAGTCTATGGACTTAGAGCGTAAGGCCAAGGAGGCTGAACAGCGATTTGGACTTGACGAGGAACGCATTGAGAAGGATTATTCAATGGATCAAGAGCGTATGGATCTACAGGCTGATATTGCTGACATGAAGAATAAGACTGCTCAAGATAGGCTAAAGCTTCAAGAGTCTATACAAATGGCTAACGTAGCTGAGAAAATGACCAAAAACATATTTGGGAACTAATCATGATTAAGAGAACAACAAGCTTTAAAGAGCCTAAAGTAGACAAAGGCGGATTCACTGTTAAGGATCAAGGCCGCGTTAAGTACGCGTCTATTGAATCTGTTGAGGCATCTGCTTCGCCTAAGCCTGGTATGGGCAAAGGTAAGTCTCGAGGCGGTGGTGCGGCACAGCGAGGTACGAACTTCGAAGGCGTATTCTAGTGTTTGCTCCTCCAAAAGAATTCATGGATAGGCTGGCTGCTGGAGAAGATCTAGATTTTAGAGTGGCCGATCCACGCGGTACGGGCGGGGCTCTTGAAGGGTCTCCGAGAGGACCTCAACAGCAAAATCCATACGATTCGTTAAAAAAACTTTTTGGCGGAAACCTTCAAAGAAATGGCGGTGGATTTGGCGGCGGTCTTCAAGATCTTTTTGGTCGCATGAGGCCGCAACCTCTGGGGCAAATGCGAGATCAAGGCCCTCCTAATATATACGAAACTAATCAAGGCCCTCAACTCCGGCAAAAACAAATCCAAGAACAAATGATCCAGTCTCAAGGGCGCAGGCAGCCCGGACTAAGCAAAGAGTTTTTAAGCGGTATTTTTGGCGCCCAACGTCCGATGCCAAGTCAAATGCCAATTCAAGATATGAGAGCTAGAATGCCTCAACAAAGGCCGCAACCTCAAGGGCCATTTGGCGGCGGTGGGCGACAAAGATTCCCACAGCCTCAACAGCCTCGAGGCCCTTTGTACGGACAGCAATATAACGGCGGCATGTACGGTCAGCAACCGCAACGACCACCCATGTACCCACAACCGCCAATGTACCCAAGACCACAACCGCAATATGGTGGTGGCATGTACGGCGGTGGTGGAATGTATGGCGGTGGTGGCATGTATGGCCAGCCTCAAAGACCTCCAATGTACGGTGGTGGATTCGGCGGTGGGATGGGCGGCGGAATGTACGGTGGTGGTGGTATGTATGGCCAACCACCGCAACAACAGTACGGCGGTGGTATGTACGGCGGTGGCATGGGCGGTGGTATGTACGGTCAGCCACAAATGCAACAACCGCAGTATGGCGGTGGTGGATTCGGTGGCGGCATGGGTGGCGGAATGTACGGACAGCCACAACAACGCCAACAGCAGCCACAATATGGCGGCGGAATGTACGGTGGCGGTTTTAATCAACAACAGCCGCAACAGCAACCTTATAATCCTTACGCCCAACCAAGTCGGATGAGCAATTTTCAACAACTTAAATAGCAGGCGATGTACTAATGGCGGGAAGAAGACAAGTAGGCAGAAGTAAGCCATCGTCCATAGAAAGAGAAACTGGGAATCCGGCATCTCGCTCTGGAAAATCTGCTATCTATGCTGCAATAGCAAAAAAGGCTCGAGAGAAAAAAGAAAAAGAAGCTAAGGCCAAAGCTGCAAAAGATAAAGCTGCAAAAGAGCTAAAGCAAAAAAACGCTCAGGCTGCTGAGGATAAAAGATTAAAGCTTGCCGCTCAAAAAGAAGCGAATGAGTTAGCTAGGGCAGAGGCCGAAGTTAATTCAAGAAAGCAAAGAGAAGATGCTTCAAGAAGAATGATACAAATGGCAGAAGCTTCTGCCAAAAAAGCAAAGGATAAAAAGGCTAAAGAGGCTGCTGACAAAAGAATTGCGGAGGCAAAGGCGAAAGCAGAAGAGCTTGCTGCAAAAAGAGCTGAAGCAGAAAAGAGGCGTGCAGATAAAGCAGCTGCCGCTGCAAAAGCCGCAAAAGAAAGAGAAGCTAAAGCTGCTGCGGATAAAGAGGCATTAGCAGCGGCTAATAAAGCTGCTGAGGAAAAAGCTGCCAAGCAAGCTGCAAGATTAGAGCAAATACGAATTCTTGAGGAAAGAGAGCAGTTTCGTCGTGGCGAGCAGCTACAGATAAGGCAACAAGAAGCGAAAAGAATAAGAGAAGCAAAGGCGGCGGCAGATGCTAAAGCAGCAGCCGATGCAAAGAAAGCGGCAGATGCTAAGGCTGCAGAAGATAAACGTATAGCTGATGCGAAAGCTGCGTCTGAAGCTGCGCGTGCTGCTCAAGATAGAAAAGCTGCGGC